GCTTGCTGTTCCTCTGCTGTCAAATCCACGACAATATAGATGTCGGTCACGGTAAAGCCGTTGACTGCAAAATGCTGCTCAAGTCGCTGTGTGGCAGGGTTGTACGCTGGGATTGGCGATGGAATGTATGGGTAATAGCCGTATGTGGCTAAGGATGCATCGTCGAGAGCGTTGAAATTGCTGACAGTCGTGAAGGACTGTGGTAGCCACTGTGGGCCTGATATCTGACCGTTTGGACTGACATGGCAATACTGCATTATGGGGTCCCCCATTTGGATTGAAGGTAGTTTACGACCGACGTTTTGTCGCCGGAAGACTGGGTCGATGGATACAAAACGAGTTCAGCCCATTTCATTTGAGCGTATCCTGCTGTTTCAGCCTTAATTGATGCAAGCTGATAAATTGTCGATGTTATGTTTGCGTTTCCGACTGTACCGGTTACAGACGTGCCATTTATTTCAAGCGTAACGCTTGTAAGAGAGTTTTTAGTCAACGAGAATCTGTACCATGTATTTGAAGTCATGGCCGCACCTAAGATCCCAGATCCGTACTGGTCGAATCTCCCGTTGCCGGTGTAATACCAGAGAATCCGATCTTTTGATGTTGTTCTGTCGCCAGAGTAGAAGAAAACAGGAGCCGTATTTGTGTTGCTTGTCCACTGAAACACGCCGTGCAAAGTAAAAGTGCTGTTCATGATAGACGTAGTTCCGAAATCGCCAGAAAGCGAGTCGTTCACGCCATCAAACGAAATCGCTCCCAACCCATTCTGCCCGCTAGCAGGAGGAACCCACGTTGGCCTGTTGCCTGATGTTGCCTGAATTGCGTGCCTGTTGTTGCCGGACAGATCGTTCCATTGATAGACGCTCTGCCCTGAAGTTGTGACTGGTGTTGTTCCAGCGTCCGTAAACAGCGTGTTTTGCTGCGATGCATCCAGCCAGAGGGCAGCACCTGTAACGATACCTCCACCACCACCAGCGACAGTCTTTTTGCTATTGCGGATTATATTTGCAAGCATTAGAAGTTTTGACCTCCAACGTAGCCTTGCCAATTGGTTCCACCATCGCTGGTAAAAAATGCGAAAGAATCCACCTTGCCTGAAGTCGATGTGATCGTTGGAGCAGTTCCACCAGCCCATTTGATGGATGCTGGCCAAGTGACTGCCCGTGCTGTTCCGTCAGCGGTAAAGATCAGCGTAAATGACCCACCAGAACCGCTTGCAGGAGGGTTGCTGATCGTTATGCTTGTGATGGCTGCGTTGAGGCTGACCGTGAAGATGTTTGACGTTTCAAGGTTTAATGTCAGCGTGCCGGATGAGATCGTTGGGCTGGAGACTGTTTCGGAATAGTCCCTGATCTTGGCTCGGATCAGCTCGTTGTCTTGAAGGTTCTGCGTGCCAGTAAAGCTGTTTGCGCCAGCAGTGATGAAGCCTGACGGGTTGCTTGTGCTGTAGCCGTCCGTGATGCCATAGCCTGACAGCGTTGTTGGCTTTCCAGTAATATTGCTGAACGTCAGGCAGGATGTCGTTGCATAGTTGCCTAATAGCTGATAAGTCGTGGATGCGTTTGCTGTGGTCAGATAAACCGTTAAGTTTGGCGTGCCTGTGAGATTCGCGTAGGTAAAGTTAGCCGATGGAAGATAGGTTGCCGTGGCGTTAGCTGTTGTCAAATAAACCGTCAGGTTTGGCGTGCCTGTCAGGTCGGTATAATTTCCAGATGTCGCCACGTTGGCAAGAGTTGGTTTGCCAGTGATATTCGCATAGGTCAAGTTTGCAGAGGTTAAATATCGCCCATCGGCATAACCCAGCGTCAAAATGCTGTTTGCAGACCAGCTTCCACCACCCGCCAGAACCAAAGTTGCCGTTGTCGGACTTACGGTAAGGGTGCTTGTTCCTGCAAGGGTATTGACCGTCATGACATAGGAGGACGAATTTAAGGTCAACGTGCTGCTGTCAGCACCCACAGAGGCTGTTGAGGCAATCGTCTGCGTTGTGTTCTGCGTCTTTTTGACATATGCTGCTAGGTCTGGCGAGCCTGTGATATTGGCGTATGTAAAATTGGCCGATGGCAAATATGTCAACGCTGCTGCTGAAGATGTCAAATATGCCGTAAGGTTAGACGCTGTCAAACCATCTGTTATTCCATATCCAGCCAGCGTTGTGGGCTTTTCTGTGATATTGGCATAGGTCAGGTTTGCGGATGTGAGGTAACGAGTGTCTGCGTAGCCTTGCGTCAAAATCGAGTTGGATGTGTAAACAGGGGTCGTATTTAAGAAAAATAGTTCGGCTTTATTGCGCGATGCCCTGATCTCTGTGCCAGTTCTCACTCCTGAAATAACGGCATCAACCGTGTGCCTAAAGGAAGTCGAAGTCCCAGTACTTGAAAAGAAACCTCCCAGACTTGGCGTGTTATCAAAGCTCAATCCGTTGGTCATTACGTAACCCACACCAGAAACCGTGTCATAATAGTTAAATCCGATTGTGGATTTCCACGAAACTTGTTGAAAGATGATCCCACGATAGTAACTAGAATCAGGCCCAAAAGCCAATCGGTAATTTTGACCATTATCGCCTGTGCCGCCTTGGTTTCCACGTAACTCAAAAAAACCAGTTCCAGCCTGACCAGAGATAACTCCGTCACCCAAACTAATAATGCTTTGGGATGTTGCGTTACTTGCTACTATGGCGGCAATCCCAGGTTGCGACACTACTGTAGAAAACCCTTGGGTGTTTGACGACACCAAAGAAAGGCTTTGCCCATCAGTTTCAACGCTCGTAGCCGATTGAAGACTTCCGTTTGCGTTATAAAGGTAACCACCCATTGCATAATTGTCAGGATCAAAATACGCACCAGTGTTTAATTCTTTTTGACCACGCAAACCTATGTAGTACTTGCTTAGACCGCTAGTGACATACTCGCCCTTGACGTAGTAATTCGTGTATCCGGGGCTGTAAGGTATGCCTGTGTCAGTCAAGCCATATGTCGTGTTCGCAAGTTTTGGCTGAAACTTGTCGGCTACCGACAGCACCCCATTCCCCGTGATCGACAGGTTTGCCCCAACGATGATCCCACCAAGCGTGGTGTTTGTAGCTGGAACCAGATTTGCCGATACTCCGGCTGGACCCTGAACGCCCACTGTAACAACAGTGACAGTTTTCTCGCCTGTGATTACAACTGTATCAGCCACGTGTCACCTCCGGTGATACAGTCAAAGTCCCTGAGACGAGTCTTTGCACGACACTTCCGGTCACGATTTCGAGGTCATAAACACCATCAACCAGGTTGGCAGTCGTGGCAGCATCCAAAGCGATGGAGATCACTCCGCCAGTCGCATTGCTGATCGACAAACAGGCCGATGGTGTGGTCAGGCTCAATGTGGTGTTGGAGTTGCTGTAAGATGTGCGAGCCATCATTCTGGCACTGCTTCCGGTCAGGTTCACAGGAGTACCATTGGATGTCCAAGTGAGCGTTCGGTTGAATGAAGCGCCCGCTTCGATTTCTAGGTTGTATGATCCAGCCATTTATTCAGCCTCCATCTCAGGATCAACAACAGGATCCGTTGTAGGTTCTTCAGGCTCCTGTGCCTCAACCTCTAAACCCTCGTCCATCGCACCCAAGCCCAGAGTTGCACGAGCTTCGTCTACGGTGAATATTCCTGAAGTAACACCTGCCGTGGCGATGTCCATCAGCGCCTTGCGGTCCACAGACAGCTCTTCAATCTGCGATGTGTCAAACCGCACACACAGCGATGGATCAGGCTGCGAAGTCATGCCTTTACAGGCGATCGGCAAAGTTTGAACCAGCCTGGTCAGCTCACCGGCTACCAAGTCGAGGAACGGAATCACAGCATCGCGCCACGATGCCTTGTTGGCCTCAACCAGGTTGCTGTATGTCTTCCCAGTGTCAGGCTGTTTGAGCGACATGGGCGCCCATCCAAGGACACCGCAGATTCGAGCGGTTGCAAGGTCGGCCATCTCGCTGACAGATAAATCTTTAGGCGAAAAGCCCGGTGACTTGATGTCCATTTCGCTGGTCCCGACAAATGGTCGGCCCACAGCTTTACCACTCACCGCTCGTGCCAGGTCGGCTTGGACTTGCGACAATTGAGCGTCACTGAGATTGCCCAGTGTTTTAAGGCTGACGATCAGTGATGGCACACCTGACCGGCTGAGAACGGTTGTCTCGTACTGGCCAATGATCTTGACCAGCGCCATTTCGGCCACAACAGAATCAAGCGTTGAAACGCCTCGACTGGCAGCGTAAATGGATCGCCCGTTACGAAATGCGATCATCAATTCAGCAGGAACAGAATAGTTGTACGATCGACCCCAATCACTGCCCATCACTGGATATTCGATGACCTCATTAACGCTTTCGCCCATGATCGGCCTGAGTATCCAAAACACTGGGATCGGCATCAGCTCGGTCACTGCATTGCCTGCCGTGTTCATAATCACCTGAACATACGCGTTCCCAGATTCGCACAAACTTGCGTATAGGTGCTCCAGAACGGTCGCATCTGATTCGCCTGGGCTTGGACGTTGCCAGAGTGATTGCAAAGGGTGATAGACCGGCGTAAACCCGCCATCCTCATCCCATCGGCCCACCTGCATGATGGCCTTGGTTGCGTTGCGTTTCATAGACTGAATCGCAGCTTGAACCACAGACACTTGGTTGTAAGGGCGAGCCAATGTCATGTAGTCGTTCGACAGGCCGGTCATCATGTCCACAGTCCATGAAGTCGCGGCAATGTCAGCCGTGTTGGCTGTGACGCCTTCACGCACTGACTTTGTGAACCGGCTGCGGAAGTTTTCAAATAGTGTTGGCATAGTTTCTAGGAGACGTATCTGAAGGGCTGGATTGAGCTTAGATAGTTGAACGCATCAGCAGCAGCATCAACTTGGTCATCATGTTTGCCGGTCGGGAATGAGCACAGCTCGTCAATGAAGTCACGGTTCCAGTCGCCCTTTTCCAGCTCGATCGAACCAGATTCAAAAGCAGCGGCCATCGGCATCGCCCGCACTTCCTTGGAGCCTGTTGGTCGTTTGCTGATCACGCCATAACCGATCAGGTTACGAGTGTCATGCTGGACCTGATCCACACCAGCGGACCCGGGATCTTGTGCCAGGTGAACAATAGTTTCGCGCCCGTCAGTCTCGGCAATCTGGCGTTGGATTGTTCGACGTGTAGCCGGTGACCATTGGCCACGCGAAACGTGCTTAACCCTGTAAGTATCGCCGGTCCTGCACATCCACACACCGGCAGTGTAATCACCACCACCGACCGTGGCGGCTGTGTCCCATGCTCGGCATGAGTTGGAGTTGGGTGGGATCGGACCAGGCTCGACGATCTTGAACCATTCAGGCTTGAAAAAGCCTCCATCACGGGGCGTTGGTGTCTGTTGATACAGTGCCGAAAAGGCATAAGAGCCGACGGTCTTTTTGATCCGGTCGAAGTCTTCCACACTGTATCGTTCTGGCCAAAGCGCCTCACCAGGCTGACGGCCAATCAGGTCATCTTCCTCAGCGATGGCAGGCAGGCTCACCACATCCCACTGTTCGCCACCTTCATTGGCCTGTTCTAATAGCTGACCAGCCAAGTCAAGGCTGTGCCATCTGGTCATAATCAGGACGATGGCAGCACCAGGATGCAGTCTTGTGTAGAGGTCGTTTTGATACCAGTCCATCACCCTGGCACGGTATGTTGGTGATTCAGCCTCAGCTCGTGACTTCACCGGGTCATCAATGATGACCAGGTCGGCACCATATCCAGTGACACCAGAGCCGACACCGACCGCATAAAGCCCGCCACCGTATTCAGACGACCACTGATTTTGTTTATTCTGGTCGTCGGAAAAGTTAAAGCCAAACTCTTTGGCGATGCGTCGCGTTTGCCGGCTAAAGGTGCAGGCCAGCGAGTGGTTATAAGCCCCAATAATTATCCGTAAACCTTGATCCACCAATAATCTATAAGCCGCATAGTGAATCGTTGCCAGCTCGCTCTTGCCGTGCCTGGGTGGTAGGAACAGCATCAACCGTTTGACATCACCGGTCGTCACCTTGTCCAGCGCCCGGCGGCATTCCGCCAAGTGTTCTGGCGACCACTGGTGATTCGGCTTTGCGGCTTGCAGGAACCGGTTTAGCCCCTTTGGGATCAACTGCCTGTCGTGGTGGGGTGTCGCACTCATTGTCTATGGCCGCCCAGTCCACTTGGGGCTTGTCAGAGATTTCGATGCTGCTGGCAACCTTGCCATCAAGCCGATCGTAAATCTCTTTCCAGTAACGGAAATCGCCATTGATCGCTTCTTGAATTCCTTTGTCGATCAGCGATCGCAAGATTTCAGGATTCGCGTCCAGCAATTGCCCAAGCGCAGCCTGCATAGAGTGTTTCTTAGGCCGACCACCACGGTTGCCAGAGGTGCCCGGCTTAAACTGAGTAGATGGGTTTGGGAATTTGCTCATGTAGCACCTGTTATCCACCTGTTCTCAGGTTACTCATTCGACTGCTTCATATCCCGGTGGCCTAGCGCCATGATTCCCCCGTCCAGGCTTGTCAATCAGACCCTTCCGCCGCAGCCGCTGCATCAAAGCGCGTTGCTTGATCGCAATGTTCCGGAACTTGGCCCAAAAAGCCATGAGTTCCGTTTGTTCTGTCATGGCTCGTTTGATCGCCTGATCCAGTTGTTTACTGGCTCTGGTGCAGGATAAGCAAATCGCGTAACGGTGCTGCTCAACCTTCCGCCCATCAACACAATGAGGACAGGGTTGATTCGGCGTACCTTCCGTCCAACCAGATGCGTCCACACCTATCAAAACAGGTTGTACGCCGTGGATAGAACGGATAAGTCGCCTTGTGATATTCTGGTCGATTTCCCCATCCGTGGGAGCGATCGAGTCTGAACCTAATGGTTCATTCATATCTTGACGATAATCACAAGAGGTACCAACCGTCAATAGGGTGCTCAAGATTTTGTACCTCTTGCCTCTAATCTGGTAACAATCTCATCATGCGTCTCAGTGCGTGGCTGACCTTCCGCAAACTCGATGTAGGCTCGATACATCCGGTCGCCCTTCAGGCCAGAGTAATCAAACTCAGCCGCCATCATCCGAAACGCCTTGTCCACGATCTGCAAACGATTCCAAAGGCTCAGAGCAACTGCCTTGCCTTCGCTGTCTGTGAGAGCTGCAATATCATCAAGATTGATCATCATAGTTTTCCCTATCAAAAATGCCTTCGTATGGTGATACCAGTAAGCTGTTGGTAACCTCGTCAATCGCTTCGGTGATATGCTGAATACAGGCTGCTTTGGCTTTCTTTAGACAGTCAAATTGATCACTCCAGTAGTCTTGAGTCAACTCCTCTAAAGACATTTCTTCCGGCATGTATTTCCGACTTCCAATGCTTGCAAAATATCTGATGTTGTCAAAAGACAAGTCAATATGCGCCCAATACTTCCCGTAAGATAGCGTCCAGCTTGTGCCATCTGTCGTGCACCATCTTTGTTCGATCATTTTGATTTGCCTTTCTTGTCTTTCAATTCTCGTTCGACATCCACCATCCGAAGCACTACAGGCATAACATCATGCATAACATAAGGTAGATTGCCTTCAGTGCCTTCGTGGGTCCGAAATGCCAGTGTAATCCAGAACCATTCCGCTGCCTTATCTGTCTCGGATTCACCCTCTTTATTCCCGCATCTAAACCGATGTTCCATCGCAGAAATGATGCAATGATAAACTTCATGGCTCACTCGCGGTTTCAACCAGGCTGAAAGCTCGTTGTTGGCAAAGTCGATAAACTCGCGGCCTGAAGCCAGCAAGTAGTAATCAGGACAGCTCATGCATCATTCTCCATGTCAATTTGCGAAACTCTGTAAGCATGTTTCACTTTCTTGTTCTGGTGGTATCCTTGTAAATAACGATTCTGCTTCACTGGAATGCCGATCACAGACCGCTGGCCTTTGGTACTGGCCATCAGTTCGGTGATTGCTGGGTATCCGTGATTGCTGGTGTTGCCATTTGAACGATCATCCAAGATGGCGTTCGCGTGCATACGCTCATATTCCGTGCCGATTCGCTTCAGCTCCAATAACTGATGCTGTGGCATGACTTCCATTTCAGTTCGCGAGTATCTGATCTCAGCTCGCTTGGATTTCATTTGCTTGCTCCACAGTTTCAACGATGACAAAAGCGGAATCCTCATCGCCCCAACATTTGCGAGCCTCTCCCGAAATGACCTGACTGTCATCCTTCCAGAGCACACCCTTAAAAGCATCTTCCAAGCACCGTAACAGCTTTGTTCTATCCGGCTTCTGAGTGTGCCAGAATGGTGCTGTCGGCTTCATGATGGCCGAATTCTTGCCACTCCGGAAATGTGCTTTAGGTCTCGCAAACGTGAACAGGACTTGCAGATTGATTGGCCCTGATGCACACCCCCAGCCCGATTCCTTCACGGCTGTGGTCGCAGCTCGTTTACACAGGGTTTGCCATTTGGCTTTCCCTTTTGCCGTATCAACCACAACAATCCTTCCGGTCTTGCTGTGCTGAAATGCTTTCTTTGAGCCTGATGGCGATGGCTTGCCTAGGATGGTAAAGGAAATGCTATTCATTATCTGACTCCAGAGGGATGTAGATTATCTCGCATTCCTCTCCCACATCAAGAATCCTTTCCTCAACCGCCATAGCAGGCACGCACTCGCCTATCCACTCGCCACATGGTGCAAGGTCTGCCAATCCACATCCGCAATCCTGAATACACAGTCCATCAGCGCCCATCTGCTCAAGCTGGTTCTTCAATATCTCAAGAGCTGTCACACTTTCCTCCAATTCGTTTCGATTCCATTTTCAGTCACCGTGTAATCACCAAAAAGATTTGGCGATTCAGCCTGCAACACGTTCAAAACTGCAATTGCCAGCCGTTGAATTTCAGCGTCCGCATGTATCGAGCCACGCAATTCCAAGAAGTGCCGCCATGCTCTGGCATTACCTGTCACGAAGATCTTGGTTTCAGTGCAATTGGGGAGGACAGCACGAGCGGCCTCGCGAGATTTCTTGCGTCGAAGTGTCGGGCTGTCGATGTCGGCAAAGTCGTTGTATTCCAGCGTTTCGCACAGCGCCTCGTAATGTCCCTGCGCTCGGCCAATGGCCTGAGCCCAGATCGCTTCTGGCGTGCTTCCCGGCTTAATGCCTGGTGGTCGCACAAACGCACAGTCCGACTCGTCCACATATCGTTGACTTAGCTGGCTGTAACTCATCCCAGCACGATGTCTGACCAGCTCGTGAGTCAATGACCGTGAGACGCCAGTGAAGATCATCGAGTAAACAGCATGCTCAAGAACTGAGCCGTGGCCCACTTCCAAGATGTGGTCGATATAAGCTTTGTTCCCACCTGGTCGAGGTTTGGCAAAACTCATGTAGCACAATCGGCCAGCGATCTCCACAAGATGTTCGCTAGCATTGTCAGTGTCGCTGTTCCAATGTTCGACTCCGTGAGCTTCAAGGAACTCGGCACAATCAAGGCTGTTGAGTTCTTGTTTGCCGACCAGGTAGACGGATGGTTTTGTGATGATGTTCATGATGTAACCTTTGCATAACTCATGGGCGAGGTCTCGCTAGAAAAGTGTTCAATTCCTGAAAACAGGGTTTCTTGAATGGCTATTGGTTGTGTTTTAAACCATCCAACAACCAGCCAGTTATTGCGGAAGTTCAGCATATTTCCGACGATCAAAAAATGGTGTGGATTCTGCTGCAATCTCATTGCATTGAAAACGCTTAATGCATCCTGCTGATTTTTTCGCAGGTATTCCCAAACGCCCCATTCACGAACCTGAATTTCATGTGATCCACCTGTGTCCGAGAACTTAAGGTATGGTACAAAATCAGCTTTGTATCCAAGGCTTTGGTAGACATCGTCAAATAATTCCTGCTGATGTTGCGAGATAACACCATTGTTGACGTGTATTTTCCCAACAAGGTCGGCCCTGATCACCCCGATTGACTTCTTTTGTTGGTTGAGCAATTTGATTGAATCGCCTTCATGCTTTTTAAGGATCTGAAATATTTCCTTGTCAGCCTGAAGCGACTTAGGCGATTCGCGGACATTTGTTATCGAAGTTTCTGGATCTCGAAGTTTCCATGACTCCTTTCGACTGTCTAAAGTATTTCGGATCAGATCTAGATTGCATCTGTAACGCATCCTCACAGGATTGTTTGTCATCAGCGGGTAAACACGGATGAATTCACGCAACTCTGGCGAATAAAAGATGCTGCAAACCTTGCGACCATACTTTTTTGAGTCTTCTGGTACAGTCCGTCCAAAACAAATGCAGTCTTCCAATATCATATGTCAAACTCCTTAATCAAGATGTGGCCGTGGCATGGTTCTGGATAGCACCAACAGCCCATAATCCGACCACGAAGCGATTGGTGAGTGAGTTTTCGCAGACTAGGCTTTTTCGTAAGATAATCAGCGTAGTTAGCGATAACGGTTTCACGGTCGCCGTCTTCGTCCAGAACAAAGGGATTTCCCCATATAGAGTTGCGGTCAATGCGGCAGTAAATACCCTCCGCCTGTGCTACCTTAATCAAGGCTGAATCTGTGTGCTGATTCGCTAGTTGACCGTAGCCCATTTTCGCCAGTCTTAATCGGCGTTGCTGATCTTCAGTCAGACCGCTCAAGTCTAATTCCGTTGGGGTAGTCTTAGCCTGGTTGAAACTGGCTTTCGCTTCCTTAACATCGCGACTGTTGATCGTGTCGCGGCCATGCTCAGCAGCAATCGCCTTGGCTTGCTCGGCTATTGCTGGACGATCTTCGGCAGAAACCGAGATGAACTCTCGTGCTGTCGTCTCGTTAGGAATGTTAACGGTCGTTAACAGTTCTCCAGCAATCGCAGCGGATTGGATCTGCATGTGCGCGAAATTTCGACTAAATCCCCACTTGCTCTGGCAATATTCCTCGAAAGTGTCAAACTCGCCTCGATAAAGCCGTTTGACCCTGATTTCCATCAAGGCTGTTCCGACTTCAACAAACGCTTGCTTGCCGCGATTGATGACGGTTTCAAGTTGTTGCAGCTTTGTTTGTTCAAGCTCGCTTAATGATCCAGCGATAATCGTAGGATCAACGATATTAATTTCAGATTCATTCACTGGTGACAACTCCATTATTCCGTTGTTTCGCTTCCCACACTTCCAGCCGATCCACTCTGACTTCAAGTGGAGCTTCGACACCAATCTTGACCTTGTCGCCCCTGATCTCAGTGACGCAAACCCTAAATTGAATGGAACCGTAGTTAATGACAAGGACTTCATTGACCTTCCGTGATAGCACAAGCATGTGTAACCTCCGTGATGCGTTTGATTTGATGCCGGGAGTGGTCAAACTCCCGGCGCGAGTATGATCAGTCAACTCCCCCTGGTATCCTTGTGAGTTCGGCAGGCTGATTGCCCACGAACAAACTCGAATCAACCAACTAGGAGTCTGTCAGCAGGCTCGATATCGGTCGGCCTCTGACAAGTCGCGTGTAGGAATCGAACCTACCGAAAGCCCTATTGGTAAGGGCTATTGCCCAGCCGCGACAAATGCCATCCTTGGCGACCATCACCATCCATGAATCCCGTTTGACATCTGCTCATTACTGATCGCGCTCACGAACCTTCGCCACAGATGTCACCGCCACAGTCACCGGAGTTCCAAGCCTCTCTTTTAGCGGCCTGACGGGATTGATTCATCACAGCACTCGTCCACTGCTGTAACCTTGGGCAACACCACTCGACTGGATGAGACTCGAAAGCCTCTGATGGCTCTGATCACATCCAGTGCAAACCGTTCCACAACGGCTGATTCCTGGTCGTCCAAATGTTCACCTGGCGAAACGGTCAGGATCGGATTTGTTTGCTTTTTGAAGCGGTCCATTTCGTCGTGAATGAACTCTAAATCTGTCTTGGTCATGATGTTCCTTAAAATCTTGAACTTGAAGGAGTGCCAGCCCAGGCAAACCGATTTTCCCAGTATTCGTCGCCTTCCCACCATTCTGGTGGCATAAAGCAATCGACCTCGTCAATCACTTGCCACTCAAGCCAATCAGGGTTGTCGAGCCGAATGACTGCTTTCTTTGCATCTCGAATGGCTCGCTCGTTTTTCAGATCGCAAAGGTGTTCGGCATAGGTCTTGGCTGGAAAGGATTTCGCCAGAATCTCAGCCCCGACTTCGTCCGAACACTTGCGTTCCTTTGAGTAGAGCCTTGCAAGCAAGGCCCCAATCTCTGGTGATGTCATCAGAATGGCACCCCATCAACTTCATCGTGTGGATCGAAGGCGTGCCCACTTGTGCGAGTCTGGTCAAGATGTTGTTTCATGCCCCGATCCGCATCCGTTTCAGTCGCTCCACCACCTGGCCGAACTTGCATCCGGCCTCTCAAATGTGGTGCGACCTCCACAGACTTAGGAAGGTCCGACACAGGATTGAAACCTGTGGAGCCGCCGAACGATTCGCCGTCAGCAAGTTTCATGAAGGCGACCAGGTAGAGAGAGACACCAATATTTTTTGTCACTTTATAGGTGGCCGGTGTCACCAACATTTGACCGATACAACCACCGTAAATTTCATTGCGATTGCTGATCGGTCTACCGTGCCTGTCAATCACCATAGGTGGCTTTGATTCGCCTGTGCTGGCAGAGATCACCCAACAGCCTGATTCGGCATGGCCAGTCTTAAGATTGCCATCCTTATCAAGCAACTTGTCGCCATCTTTGATGCAACAATTTGTGTGGGTCGTCAGCTTTCGGTATTGTTGGCCAAAAGCAATCTCTGAGATTCTTTGCATCTCAGCAATTAATTCCTCCGGCATCTCAGACTTCAACAGCAAAATATTGGCCGAATAAAACAGCCTGTTTTGCTTGTACTCGTTGGCCTTTGGCTCAAAGAGATTTGGGTAGCTCAGGACACCCTGTGGGGTCCAAGTTTTGTGTCCATAAACCGAATCAATCTTGGTTGCTGTGCTCATCTATCTGGTCCTTTTGAAAACTGTTGAGAACTGTTGAAGACTTTTAAAACTCACCTGGGCCGAAGGGAGATTCGGCCCAGGGTGCTGGAGAGTCACACCCATGAAGGTGCTCTGTTGGCTATCGCAGCTTTAGCTGTGCGGATAGCGTGATCGACAAGGTGCTTGCGAACGGTAGGTAAACC